TGACATAACGTAGCATATTTTTAAACTTACTCAAGCGATTGCGGCCAAGGTTGAATGCCATATTCACTAAGACACGCTGTGCATCGACAGCCTGACCTGCAAAGTTTAAGACAAGTGAACAGGCATCAGAGTAGGCAATATCACAATCTTTATGAAATACATCTAAGATCCGTTCATCAGTGACTGGGGTGCCGACAGGCCATGAGTGTTCCATGTCATCTTCGGTAACCATGTGACCAATACCAAAAGTCGGGTATCCTTCAGAACACAAGTAGATTTCAGCAACGTAACCTTCGTGACGAACAAGGTCTTCTTTAACAATTTCTATAAGTTCATCTTTACTTATCATCTTCAATTACCTCAGCGTCAATTACGTCTTCTTCAGTTATTTTAGCTTCCCCAATCCCGCTTATGGTAATTGAAACTGCAGGACGACCACCATCTGCTTTTTCTTTTTCAAAATAGCTAATGGGTAGCATACGATCCATAAGTAATTTCCATGCCGCCGCTTGATTCTTGTGGTCATCATTAAGTGCCGCATCAAGAATACTGTCGAGTACCTTTTTTGACTTAGGTGAAGCCAACATACGAGCTTTATACTCATTGATGATGGCGGCGTCACCTTTTGGGCGACCAACCTTACCCCGACTCCCTGCCTTTTTAGACAAGACATTACTCTTTCGTGGTCGACCTACTGGTTTCTTTTCTGGTTGGTCTTGATCCGACATAAGTATTCTCCAATTTGGTACTTAGGTATTACTTAAGATTACACGAGTGTGTTGAAGTGTAAAACTAAATGACAAAACAAAGAAGACTACTTAACGAAAACCTTCATGCTGTCTCGTGCTTACTTAAGATAGGAATATTATACCATAAAAATTACTAAATGTCAACCCCTAAAGAGTAAATAACTTAAGATTCCCTCTTATAGTTCTATTGTACCCGCCTTTGGGACACTTGTCAACCCTTTTGTATCACTTTTATTCATAAATATTACTTATGATTACTTCTGTTTTCATTAGTAATAACAAATAATTACTCTAAAGGGCCACTTAAGTGTTATTTTATAACATATTAGTAATTATTAGGGTTCAAAATTAGCCTTTTGTTGTGTCTGAGGGGGTACACATATATATTTATAGATCAATAGCCCCTCCCCCGGTGCCACACGAGGGGTGCCCTGGAGTTATCCACAGGTAACACACAGGTAATACACAAGTTATCCACAGGCAGTGCATAAGCTGTGCATAAAGTTATCCACAGGCAGTCCACAGGTTACACACAAGCGCACCAAAGTGGTGCAAAGGCTGCACTTAAGTGGTGCAAGGTGGTCAAAAGTGGTGCGTGTGTGTGCCTGAGTAGATCCCTCAAGCACCACCTAAGCACACACAGATAGACCAAAGTAGTAGTTGATTGTGTTACCATTCGTAACTACAGCGTTACCTATGTGGTCACAGTGTTACCAACAGTAACCAGACTAAGGTCTAATGGTAAATCGTAAGTGGTTGATTGGCTTAGGGTTTCCAAAGTTGGCACAGTGTCTGCATATATCACTACATACACACACACAGGAGAATACATATGACTAACCGCATCAAACATCGAATCACTGATGACCTGATTGAGGTCTCAGGTCTGTACGCTCACGTTAACGGGTACACGTACCTGTATGAGCTTGAGATCCAACGGGACGGTGGCGACACTCGACTAACTGAGGTCACGCTGTGGGATCGTCCTGAAGTTACTGTGACTAAGCGGGATATCCTCAAGACTCTCGCCCATGCGGCTGAGCATATGCGGAGCGCATGGATTGAGGACGGGACAATCTACGGCACTGAGGCAGCTGATTGGACTTACAATATTTCTTACTAAGGAGAACGAACATGACTACATGGACAACATTCGAGACTCTAGATGAATCACGCACACAACAGGGCGAGGCGTTCTGTGTTGATCGTCTAGGCAACTTCCAACGGGTCGAGGACGAACGTACAAGGTTTGTCTTTGCGGTCGCACCTAAGCCCGATATGACGACTGTCTGGTCTGTGATGGATCTACAGGCTGAGGATGGTCAAGATAGGTTCGCTACTGGTGCCATGCGAGAGTGTGTCCAGTGGATGGCCGGTCGAGTGCTCTACGGGGCTTGACAATCACAACGGGAGACCTTAGAGTCTCCCTCAGTTGAACAGGAGAGCACATATGATTTTAATTGAAGAGCTACACGAACACGAGGCCGCTCTGCTTGCGGAGTTATTAGAAGCTATCAACGAATTAGACAATTTAGACGAGGAGGAGGCGTAAGCCTCCCAAGGAGAACTACCAATGAGAATCACACAAGCACACTTAGAGAACTTGACGGACTGGATCAACCACGAGAAAGGTTATCCACTAGAGTCATGGATTAGAGACGACGAGGGCACGTTCACTGCTCAGGTCTTTCATGTCTATGTTCAACGCTCGTCAGGGTCTTGGCACGTCAACCAGATGGTCAACACGGGCGGAGGTGTCCGTACTCTGAACATAGGATCAGCACGGGAGGTCTACGAGTTTCTCCGGGGTATGCAAGAGGCGATATTCCTCGACGACTTCCAAAAGCGACTATCAGCGAGGGCGGCATGAAAACGATTAACACAAAGCGATTTGAGGTAGGCATTCACGACAAAGTCGAGGGAGTCATTCGGACTGGTTGGTTTGAACATAACGACTACGGCGACGAATACGGTGGGATGCTCTGGTTTAATGACGACGAGACGCTGTATGACTACGACGGGATCGGCGGGTATCTTCCTGCTGAAATCCTAGACGCTCTGGAGGCTGAGGGATTCAATGTGGACGACATGAGGCCAGAGAATGAATGAAATACTGAGAGCTCATGGGGTGTATATTACACTCCAGAGCGACACATTGACCGCTTACGCTGAGCTTGGTCACGACTGGCTTGACGAGTCCAACGTGACGGGATGCACTCCAGAAACTATTCAGGAGCTCGCAGAGCTCATGGCAGAGAGACTATCACAGGAGCCAGACAATGACTGACCACGAGCAACAGTATGACCCACAGCTTCAGTGGGTGATTGACGAGGTGATATTTGCGATCACCCAACAGAAGCACTCAGACCCTGTCTGGTTCGACGTTTACGAGACGATCACAGGTTCAACAGCCGATGAAGCATGGAACGAATACCAAGCGACCCTACGTGCTGATGCAGAGGGCGAGGCACGATTTGAACAGGAGCGTGATAGTGAATAAAGTCCCACCAGTAGAGCGTGATCTACTCACAGGAGGTCTCAAGATGTCCTGTGCGTCGCTTTGGTGTCAATTCCTCTCTGAGGAGTTCGACTGGCAGGGGAATAGGTCACTATCAGAATATTACAAACGTCGCTCACAGGAGCTCTCAAGGGCTCCTACGGGCTCTTTACACGATAGACGACTAGAGGAGGCTATCAAAGCATGGAAACGATGACACTATTCAACATGATGGTGATATTGACGGGGTGGACTGTCGCAATGGGACTAGGAGCCTTTCTCGCATGGGTGCTGTATGAGCGACACGATGATTGAAATAGCAATAACCACCTGTATACTAATCGGATGTTATGAACTTTGTAAGGAATTGAAAAAATGAGATGTAGAGCTTGCGATGTAGAGTTGACCGACATTGAGTCAACACGGAAAGACCCACAGACAGGAGAGTTTCTAGACCTGTGTGGTGGTTGTCTAACAGTCATACGACAGTCAGAGCTAGAGGACGACCTAAAAATTAATGAGGTCGTATCTATTGTAACCGATCAAGAAATGTGATAGGCTATACTTATGTATTACTTAAGCAGACCTAGGAAACACCTCAGGACTAAGATCAAGAAAACTAATATTAAACAACGTAAGATATCTAAGGTAGAGCTTAAGGAGTACCTTAGATATCTTAAGGAGATCGAAATATGTTGAACGACGTCTCGACACAGGTTATACTAATGGAATTACGGAACAGGGTCAGTGACACACTGTACGACCTTGAGCCGCAATACGATGCCGCACTAACAGGCATCAATGCAGAGTTCTTGACGAACCTGTATCATATGTTAGATACATTCACACCAGAGGAGGTTGAAGAATGTCAGTAATCAACGGAACCGTCGCATTTGCGAACTTAACAGAACACGAGGTCTACATGGGCCAATCAACAGGGAAATACTCTGTTGTCGTCTCACTGGATGAGCCAGAAGCGAAAAAGCTAGAAGCTGAGGGCGTCAAGATCAAGACGTACAAAGATCAGCCACAGCGTAAGTTCACCACCAAGTTTGAGGACTTCACGGTCATTGACAACGATGGTGAGCCCGTGTCCAAGGGCTCTGTACGTTGGGGCGACAAAGTACGCATCAAGTACAACCTAGGTAACCCACACCCTGTCCACGGTTGCACACCTTACATGCAAGCCATTCGGGTTGTCGAGAAGGGAGAGGTCGCCATTGATGACGACGACGGCCAATTCTGAGTTCGTTGGGCATCGTGGGTGTGATAAGTGCGGGAGCAGTGATGCTCTCGCTACTTACTCAGACGGTCACGGTTATTGTTTCAACTGTCACTCATATTTCAAGGAGGTCGGCAACGTGATGTCAGAAGCGACGAACGTCGTCAGTTATACTAAGCCTGTCGAAATGTACGGAACTCCTATGGCGATCACAGACCGGAGAATTTCTTTGGACACTGCGAAACGCTACGGGATCACCGCAGACGACTGCAAGCAGTATTACCCATATTATGATCGAGACGGTAAGTTGATCGGCTCCAAGGTTCGCACAGTCGAAACTAAGGAGTTCAGCACTCGTGGCGATATGCGTAACAATGTCCTATTCGGTCAACAGCTATTCAAAACTGGTGGTCGGTATGTGACTGTCGTCGAGGGTGAGCTAGACGCTCTGGCCGCTTATGAGATGCTAGGGTCTCGCTACCCTGTCGTCTCTGTGTCTAAGGGTGCCGGCGGTGCAGTCAAGGACTTCAAGCAGAACCTAGAGTGGCTTGAAGGCTTTGAGAATGTCGTGATCTGTTTCGACAATGATGCCGCAGGGCGTGAGGCCGCAGATAAATGCGCTCAGGTACTCAGCCCTAACAAGGCTAAGATCGTCACGCTAGGGGCTTATAAGGACGCCTCAGACTATCTCAAGGCTAACAAGGTCAGGCAATTCACTGCTGAATGGTGGGAAGCGAAAGCCTACCGCATGACTGGAGTCATTACGCTAGAGGACGCTTGGGGCGACTTCATCAAGCGTGGGACTGAGGAGATTATTCCGTTCCCTGAGAGCTTTGGTATGCTGAACTCTATGTTGAACGGAGGCATTGCCGCAGGAGAGATCACCGTCATCGGTGCGCTGACGTCTGTCGGTAAGACCACAATGGTCAACGAGATCGCCTACCACTTCTGGAAGAACACCAGTAAGACGATTGGTTGTGCGTTCCTAGAGGCATCCAACGGTGAGGCTGTCGAGAACTTACTAACGATCCACACAGGCCACAACTTGTCGCTTGAGGATCGGACGAATATCGACTATGACCAATTGCGGTCAGAGATCATTACGGACGGGCGGATTCTATTGCTCGACCATAGCGGTGCTGTCGATGCCGACGAGTTGTTCTTGAAGCTCCGTGCGATGGTCAAGGGCAATGGCTGTGATGTGATTATCATTGACCCACTACAGGCCGCAGTGACGAGCAACAGCAACGAGACCATTGACGAGTTCATGGATCGACTGCTCAAGCTCGCCAAGGAGACGGATGTGTCGATCATTGTCGTTAGCCATATGCGTAAGCCTAGCCTGACGAACCCGCACAACGTCAACGAATACGACTTGAAGGGCTCTGGTTCCATTAACCAGATATCGTTTAACACGATCCTACTCAGTCGTGACAAGATGGCAGAGGACGAGTACGCACGGAACAGCACACAGGTGCAGGTCGTCAAGTGTCGTCGCACAGGTATCACAGGCTCCGCCGGGTGGTTGTACTATAACGGGCTCACTGGTCGCCTTGAGCGAGGCGAGAAGCCAGAAGTCCATGAAGCAAACACCATTGAGGAGTTTTGATGGGTGCTAAGAAAAGATTCGACAAGTCTCTATATGAGGCATACGACCAGAAGGCACGAGAGGCAACTACAGCCTATCTAAAGAAGCAGGGCATTGATGTCTGTGAGCACCCTAATCGGTACGCTCAAGACTTAATTGCTTTCGCACCTTTAGATGACTGCGAGTATAACGTCGAGTGCGAGGTCAAGATTGTCTGGGACGGTAAGGACTTCCCTTACGACTCTGTGCAGTTGCCACAGCGCAAGCAGAAGTTCTTTGATGGTAAGACCAAGTTCTTCATCTGGAACAAGAACCTTGACACTGCGGTGACATTCTGGGACACTGATATAGATGACTTGATTCCTGTCGAGGTACCGAACAAGTACATCGCCAAGGGTGAATACTTTTATCAGATTCCAATGGAGCGAGTGGAAATTGTCTCAGCTAGTATTTGACATAGAGACCAACGGTCTTAACCCATCTATCATCTGGTGCATTTGTGCCATCAAGGATGACAAGATGTACACACTTGAGATGCCCACCAAAGAAATGTGGTTGGAGCTTATGGACGGTGTGACAGAAGTGATCGGACATAACATCCTTCGTTATGACGTTCCAGTGGTTGAGCGTTTGTTAGATGTGGTGATTAACTGTAAGGTCACCGACACATTAGTTATGTCACGTTTGTACAATCCACAGTTGGAAGGCGGTCACTCGCTTGCCGCATGGGGCGAGAGACTCAATTTTCCAAAAGGAGACTATCATGATTGGACTGCACTTACGCCAGAAATGGTGGAGTATTGTCAGCAGGACGTTAGGGTTACTGAATGCCTGTACGAGAAACTCAAGCAAGAGCTTGCTCCGTTTGGAGATGATAGCGTTACTCTTGAGCACTCAGTACAGGGTGCAATTGTTCAGCAGATCACTAACGGATGGCTCTTAGATGAGCGCAAAGCAACAGACTTAGTTGCACAACTACAGGAGAAACAGAATGACCTTGAAGAAGCCGTACAGGAGAAATTTCGTCCGTTACCTACGTTCGTTAAAGAGATCGTACCTAAGTACAAAAAAGATGGCTCGCTTTCTGCAGTCGGTCTAAAGTTCTTAGGCGACCGATGGACGCAAGTCGACGGCACCTTTAGTCGTATTGACTGGCCTGAGTTCAACCTAGGCTCACGACAGCAAATCGGGAGGTATCTTAGGCTATTTGGTTGGAAGCCGGAGAAGTTTACGGAGACTGGTCAGGCTATTGTTGACGAGAAGACACTGGAGACTGTTACTGATATACCTGAGGCTCAACTTATTGCAGAGTATCTCATGGTTCAGAAGCGGATCGCACAAGTCCAGTCGTGGCTTGATGCAGTCGAGGATGACGGTCGAGTGCATGGGCAGGTCAACGCCTGTGGAGCAGTCACAGGACGAATGACACACAGTAAGCCTAATATGGCTCAGGTTCCCGCTGTCGGGGCTCCCTATGGTTACGAATGTCGTGCCTGTTGGGTTGTACCTGAAAGACACAAGCTCGTCGGTGTTGACGCTAGTGGGCTTGAGTTGCGGATGTTAGCTAGTTTTATGAACGACAAGGAGTACACGAATGAAATCCTCAACGGAGACATTCATACAACAAATCAAGTCAATGCAGGGTTGTCTACACGATCTCAAGCAAAGACATTTATATACGCCTTCCTATACGGAGCAGGAGACAGTAAAATCGGTTCTATTGTGGGCGGAAGTCAGAGAACTGGATCGCAACTTAGACAACGCTTTCTCGAAAATACTCCCGCACTTGCAGAGCTTAGAGAAAGAGTCTCCATTGCTTCTCAACGAGGCTACCTCAGAGGTCTGGATGGACGATGCCTACACATCAGAAGTGAACATAGTGCCTTAAACACTCTGCTCCAGTCTGCAGGGGCGGTCGTCATGAAGAAAGCACTACAGATCTTCACTGACTACGCACCGCAATGGAATCTGACGTACAAGCTCTTGGGGTCAATCCATGATGAATACCAGATCGAGGCGCCTGAGGATCAAGCTGACAAGGTTGGTTGGCTCATGGTTGAGTGCATCAAGGCGGCAGGTGTTGCCCTTGACCTCAAGTGTCCACTGGACGGTGAATATAAAGTTGGAAATAATTGGGCAGAGACCCATTAGTATGGTATAATATTATCATCTTAAGGAGAGTAGAATGGCACAACTTATTTTTACAATAGAAGACTTTGAAGAACGCTTATCAGAGCTTGCGATTGGTACTGAAGACGCACAGCAACTAATGGACTTTGTTCGTTTGCTAGATAAAAGTTACGAGTCACAATCTAAACGTTGTGATGTGGCCGCTATGATGCTTGGTCATCAAACGATTACAGAGGCACTGATGGATGAGTAAATCAATTCAAACGCTAGTAGACGATATCTACACACTGATGACCTCTAGAGATGTACCTAAGGGAGTCGATGTCGATGCAGAGATTGATCGCTTTGGTGAGGCCATGAAAGACCTTATGAAGAAAGAGTTCAAACCTGCGGCAGTCAAGGATACTCGTCGCTTACGTTTGAGTGCGATTGGTAAAGATGATCGTCAACTCTGGTACTCGTACAATCAGTATGAGCGTGAGGAACTCAAGCCACACACGTACATTAAGTTCATGTACGGACACATGATTGAAGAGCTTATTCTCTTCTTGACTCGTCTCTCTGGTCACACAGTAGAAGATGAACAGAAACTGTGTGAGGTAGAAGGTGTCAAGGGCTCTATGGATGCTCGGATTGATGGTCGACTGGTTGACGTTAAGTCAACATCTACATTCGGCTTCAAGAAGTTCAAGGACGCTACACTAGCCTACGATGATCCCTTTGGTTATGTTGCACAGTTGAAAGCCTATGCACATTCTGAAGGGGATACTAAGTACGGTTGGATTGCGATTGACAAGCAGAACGGACACCTATGCTACCTTGAGTATGATGAGGAAGACACACAGGCTCCAGTGCATTCGTCGATCAACTACGACATAGCAGAGCGTGTACGTCATGTAAAAAAGCTAGTAGAGCTACCGGAGCCGCCAGACTTCTGCAACTCGCCAGTAGCGGATGGCAAATCTGGAAACGAAAAGCTCGCTACGGGATGCTCATACTGCGACTTCAAACATCATTGCTACCCCAACTTAAGAGGATTTGCTTATTCTACTGGTATAAGGTTTTTAACCAAGGTAGAGAATGAACCGAATGTTCCTGAGATTACCTTGGAGAAGCCTAATGGCACAGAAGAAGGGTAAACCACCTAAGGGATACGATAGTTGGTTTGAGTATGAGTTACACAAAGGTGTGCTCAAGGACTGTAAGTACCACACTGGGACTGTCTCATACACACAAGAGAAATTGTATGAGCCAGACTTTGAAGTAGGAGACTTCCTGATTGAGGCCAAAGGCCGCTTCAGGGACTCTGAGGAGGCTAGGAAGTATGTCGACATTCGACGTAGCCTAATCCTTCAAGAGCTTGTGTTTGTGTTTTACCACCCAGACACACCAATGCCAAGAGCAAGGAGACGTAAAGATGGGACTAAATTCACGATGGCTGAATGGGCTGACAAGAATGGTTTTAGGTACTACACTGTCGAAACCATTACTGAACTTCTTAAGGAAGCGGAAGTATGCTAACATTTACCGACGTGTGTGACCGCTTGAAACAGCAAGATGAGATCAGTGTACTTGAGGTGCTTGAGATCACCTCAGAGGAACTGGTAGATCGTTTCAACGATAAGATTGAAGCTAAAATGGATTACTTTTTGGAAGACTTAGAAGATGAGCAGGAGGTTTGACGACTTGAGTGATTTAAACGAGATGGCTCGAAACTATCAGCTTGGTGGTGCTCACTATACAAACAAGGAGATCCAACCGTGGGATGCTATGGAATGTTGGATGTCAGAGGAGCAATTCAAGGGATTTATTTTAGGGAATGTTATCAAGTACATGGCACGGTTTCAGGAGAAAGGTGGTAAGTTAGACTTACAAAAAGCCAAACACTATCTAGACAAACTGATAGAATTGTGGTAAAATAGTAGGTTCGCTCTGGTGATTACCGGAGCAACCACAAAAGAACAATACTGGAGAAGTGAATGACTGACTACTTAGGGATAACGATTGACTATGAAAGAGACTCTCGCCTCAGTGAACAAGCAGTTACGCTTATGCGTGACTACTATATGCTCGACCATGAGAACTCCCCTCAGGAGGCTTTTGCTCGTGCTAGTGTGGCCTACTGTAGCGGTGACCTCAATTTTGCACAGCGGATATACGATTATGCGTCCAAAGGTTGGTTCATGTTTTCGAGCCCTGTCCTCAGCAATGCCCCAGAACCGAATGGAAAGATTAGTGGCTTGCCTATTAGTTGTTTCCTTACTTACGTGGGTGACAATCTTGATAGCCTTATTGAACAT